GAACTGCTCCAAGTGCCATAGGTGGCCTGTTTGCTATCTACATCGACCCTAGTCATGTACAAGATGTCGTCATCTGATTTACGTGCCCAAGCCCAACCTAACTCGGCATCTAACAGCATGTCTAAAATCTCACCTGTGGCAATACCATCAGCAGTTGGTGGCAGAGTTGCAGCCCATTGAGTAGTACCTGAACCACCTGTACCATTCTGAACCAACGCTACTCGGCTATCCACAGCTGTAACAGCGTTACCAAGGTTAGTCATTACGTTTCTGAAACTACGGTTAGTTGTGGTGCCTGTGATGCTAAACGAAGTGACCTGTGTGCCTAGAAAGATTTTCATAAAGTCATTAGCAACAATCTCAATGTCCAGCGTTTTACTGTCTTGGTTGTATTGCATGGTTACATTCTGAATCAAGCCATAAAAGATTGTTTCAAAAGTAGTTGGAGCCGAATCTGGCAGAGGTTTGTATCTGATACGGAAAGGCTGGTTCGACTTGTAAGGTGATCCATTGAGCAAATCTGAGAGACTCTTTTTGTTTACTCGAACTGTTGCTGTACCGATACTAGGTCTTGCGAATACCAGGCTATCTATGTCGATACCTCGGTCAATGTTTATCTCGTAAGTGTTGGCCTGTATAGCAGTCCATGAACCACCTGGACCAGTGAAGTATTCAATCCAAATGTCGGCAGTAGCGTTAGTTGGACTTACTAAGTTGAAAACATCGTTAGCCATTGACTAGGTACTTTCTGCCTGTTTTCTTTTCAAGTATCTGTATCTCGCGAATAATGTCAGATGCCTTTACAGCTGTGCCCTCAAGCTTGATGTTATATGTAGCATCTCCAGCCATAGCCTGTTGAGCACCAACCTGAGCACCAGTTGTGTATAGTGATCCACGCAAGTTTAGGTATTCTTTCAATCTGCCAGATTGGAGCAAGCCCTTAGCAACGATGTTTCCCTGAGCAGGACCCATAGAAACCAACTCGCCAATAACGGACTCATCTGCTCCAGCCTTACGGAGCCTAGCGATGTTCTGAGCAAAACCTTTAGCAGCTGCAACTACACGCTTTAGTTTGTTGATAACCACATCCACGTTGAACACGCTGTTCTCGTCTTTACCAAAAGTTCCAAAAGCAAGCCCAATAGCATCTCTAAAGTTTTCGGCTGTTCTCTTGATACCTGCAATCTTGTCTTTTAGAGCCTTGTCGATAGCATCAGCAGCCTTAGATGCCTTTTCCTCAGCAGCAGCCAAATTGTTGTCCAACTCGGTTTGATAAGGGTTCTCGGTAGGGATGTACAATCCTCCAGGTAACTGGCCATCTACATAATCCTCTTGCGCATCAGATGCGTTCACCCAAGCCTCAGCAAGAGTTCCAACCAGTACAGCAATAGCACCAATACCAGTAGAGATAAGAGCACCCTTGAGCAACTTAGTTGCCACTACTGCATTGTTTGTTAGAACTGTGTACAGTTTGACTGCACCACCTAAAACTATCCATGACACTTTGGCAGTAATCACAGCAGCAGTAACAGCCTTAACCAGAGTTATGTTGTCAATCAAGAACTTAGCCACGTCAGCGATGGCCTTACCCATAGCAACAAATAGATCTACAACTTTTTTGAGGTTCTCTTGGCCAGCAGGGCTGGTTATGTAAACCGTGAACTCCTCTAATGCTGGAAGTAGTGCAGCACCAACTGTTTCCTGAATCTCAGCAAAGATAAGTTCTAAACGCTTGTAAGGGTCTAAGTTCGCAGCTCTTTCAGCAGCACCCTCGAAACCTTTTTCAACGTCACCAATAACATCGGCAGTTATCTTTAGGCCAGGTATGAGTCTCCTCAACTGGTTAGCGTTTCCGTTGTATGCAAGAGATAGAGCCTTGGTTACAGAACCTAAATCTTTACCTGTCTCGGCAGAGACATCGAGAGCAATGTCTAAAACTCTTTGGCCACCAGCAAGGGAACCAGTAGCCCTAACAGCCTGAGCTAGAGCAGGTCTAAGTTGGTCATCCAGAACAGCAGTTTGAAGTTGCGTCTTAGAGATGTAACGTTCTGCACTGGCGATGGCTTGGTCACTAGCACCAACAGATTTCTGTAATGCACCAGCCAAAAGGCCCTGAGCCTTACGATCCTCTGATGCAGCCTTAGTAGCCTGTTTCAAACCATTAGATAGCGCAGCAAAACCAAGACCTAAACCAACAGCACCAAACGCTTTGTTGATACCAGCAGATGCCTTTTGAGCAGTAGCTTGCATGCTACGCAGAGAACGTTCAGCCTGACGAGTAGCATTTCTAAGAGGCGTAGGGTCACCGACAATAGTCAGTTTCAGTTGGCTCATTCAGGCACCTTGTCTCTTAGAGCATCTATAACAGCCTGGTACTCTCTCAAGGTCATCCCTTTAGCCTCAGTCAAACTAAGACCAGCATGGACAACCATGAACGCAATACGTTCAGCTGCTTTATCTGCCACTATTCTTTTGGGTCATCCTCACCTACAAACAAAGCATTAGCCTCAGTCATTGACAAAGCACCAGCCTGTTCTAAAGTGAAGTTCGGGTCAATTCTTTTTTTCATAATGTAGATAATGGCTTTCATTGCTTTGCCTTTAGGCTTGCCACTATCTAACAGTTGATCTATGGATGAACCTGTAATTAGTTCAATCTGCTCAACTTCATTAAGTGTTAGTGATTCGAAGTCGAAGTTCTGGGTGGTCATTAGTATCTTCTTCCTACTGTGGAGTTTCTGACATTGTAGTCAGCACCTGTAAGGGTACCAGACTTGCCAGAATACTTTTCGTATATCTTGATGAGTTCCTCAACATAAAACGTTGAGATTTCTTTACGAACCTTTGCAGCTGCTTTGTTAAGGAACTGTTTAGGTTTGATGTTCTTGGCATAAAAGTTGTTTTTGTCATAAAACCAACCCCAGTTTTGCACGTTAGCGTAAGGGATAGAGGTTGAATTACCAGCGACAACGAATGCACCATAGAGGCCTTGGCTGTATTTGATAGAACCCTTTAGATCACCAGTACTTTTAGAGTTAGGTACAAGAGTGTTATCAAACGAGGACTGAGCCTCCTCCTTGACCATCTTGCCGACCTTAAGGTTAAGAGCTTTGACCTCTTTAGTAGCATCGCTACTCATAGCCTTAAGGCCAGCAACCATAGCATTGAGACCCTCAACGTAAACGCCAGACTCAACGTAAGCCATGAGATGACCTAACTAAGCAGCTGTTTTTACAGTTAGACCGTAGTAAACAGGTGGTGTAGTTGCTGGAGTGTGAACAGCGTTCTTGACAGTTAGAGTAACTGAGAACTTTACAACCTCGCCTGAGTTAAGGCTTAGTGGTGGAAGTTGGTCAAAGATTACTGTTCCTGTGTAGACAGGTGCAGTTGCAGTTCCAACAGCGTTGCCCTGAGGTGAAACTTGGAATGATGCTTCGGTGCCGAAGTTAGCCCAAAGTAGTCGGTAAAGACTTCCAGTGTCGCCAGAGGTAACACCATCTAGCTGTAACTTCCATTCACCACCAACGCGTACTTCGCAAAAAGTTTGCACATCACCTGGGGCATCGTTGAGAGTTAGTTCGACTAGGTTTACATCGCATTGTTCCTCGACAGTGCCGATTAGAAACTTGATGTTTGTTGCTTTGATTCTGGTTGATGTTGCCATCGGGTTCTCCTTAAAGAGTTATGGATAGGTCAATGTTTAGATCACATGCAAGATACTCAGCGTTATTTGCAGCCAACCTAAAAGGTGTGTTTACAGCCTTGAGAATTACATATCCTAAAGTGCTGATAGCCGAAACTGTTTGAGCAATAAGTTCATCAAGTGCCTCAGTAGCCTCCTCATTAGTCGCAGTAGATGCAACCAGAGTGACATTGAGACCTAGACGATACTCGTTACCAACAGTTTCAGCAATAAGGTATGGACTACCAGAATTGACAATAACAATAGGTGGAACAATACGTTCTGGAACATAGTCCAAAACATCCAACCCTGCATTCTGTAAGTCGAGTTTGAACTCGGCCTTAGATGCTGTTATCTCATTCGTCATAGTCCAGGACCTGTAAAGGGTAGGAGCATCTCACGTGCAGCGTTCATTGGATCCTTAGCAATACGTACAGTTGTACCAAGGTCAGCGAATTGAGCCACGCCATTAGGTGCAGACCTACGATGGAACAGTTCAGAGGCACAAGACAAGACAGCAGAATCTAGCACGTCAGTAGGTACGCGACCTGAACCAACGAACTTGGCGACCATCTGATTAGCAGATGCTAAACATGAATCGACAAAACTAGAGACCTCTTTAGTCCCGACATATGCTCTGAACTGCTCCACCGTTACAGCCATGAGTTATTAGGCTCCAGTGTTTAGCTTGACGATTGCACCCTCGAATGGAACAGCGAATGCAGCGTAACCGTAAACAGAGTAAGTGTCCTGCAACTTAGTTACATCGGTGTCACTTAGACGTGTTGGAGTACCAGCTGACTCGTAAGTGGTTAGAGCACTTGAGTGAGCAAGGTATGCAGTCTTAGCGTCCATAGCAGGGTCCACAACGATTGGTAGGCCAAGGATAGAACCAGTTAGACCAGGGATGTTAGATCCACCGATTGTGTTTGAGCCATCGCCAACCTGTGAAACAACTGGACGACCAGAAGTATCAACGATTGAAACTAGACGCTTGTAAGCAGTTGTACCTGCAACGATGAACTGAGGAGATAGACCAGTTGCGTTGTAGATGTATGCAGCACCATCAGCAAGTCCACCCATAACAGCAGCAGCAGTTAGAGCTGAGATGTCGAATGTCTTACCAGTCCAAGTTAGACCTGCAAGTACAGCGATGAAGTCCACGTTCATCTTCTTTGCGTAAGCAAGAGACATTGCCTGGAATGCTACGTCTAGGTAGTTCACAGTTGAACGTTCAATTGCTTGCTTTGAGATGTTGGTGAAACCACCGTAAGTTGCAACAGCAACAGAGACAGTTGATAGAGCAACGTCACCAGTAGATAGTGCGGTGTTCTCTGTGGTCTGCTTGCCAACTGCGATTGTGTTGGTGTTCACCTTTGCGTATTCAATGGTTAGACCAGTTGCAGGTAGAGCCTGAACGCTGAACGCGTTTAGAGTTGGACGACCTGTGTTGATTAGGTTGTTGATGAAGCCTACGAATGCTGGTCTAAGAGCTGCATCTGCGCTAGTTGCACGGAACAGTTCGACTGCATCCTGATCACCAGAAACAAGAGCCTTAGCGTACTCACCCTGTGAACGGAACTTGGTTTCAAATGCGTTTGTTGCGATTGCTGGAGTCTTTACTAGCTCAAGTTCTCTGCGGATTTCAGCCACTTCATCTTGAACAGCACGGACATCCAATTCCATGTTTTCAGACATGTTGGTTTCCTTTGTTTGGATTGAATCCGCTACCACCTCGGCAACGGTTATTTCCTCGCGAACTTCGGAGACAGATGCTCCTGTGAACGCTGGAAAACTTACGAGAGAGACTTCTCTCAAATCTACGAGTGTACGAGTAACTAAGTCACCCTCTCTGGTTTGTTCAACAGCCATAAACCCGACTGAGAACTTGTTGATTACGCCATCGCGCAAAAGTGTGTAAGCCTCGTTACCTCTAGGAGTGTCAGAGATCATGGCACGGATTTCAAAACCTGCATCTGTGTCTCTACCCTCAAGAATCTTGCCAATAGGTTCTGAGTGTTGCCAAAAGAGTTTGACGTCCTCAACGCTACGAATTGCACCTGGTACGAACTGCTCGCGGTAAACTCCACCAATGTCAGCCACCTGACCATAAGGAACAGCAAGTCCAACTACTTCTCTAGTGTCAGCCTCAAGGCGAACCTCAAAACTTCTAGTTTCTAACTCGGTCATTCGAGACCCTCTTTTCTACGTACTTCCTCGGTTGTCATGAAACCTGCGCGAATAGCAGTCTCATACATGTTGAAACGATTAGCCATGTCAGCCCTGAATAAGCCCTCAAAATTAAACTCGACCCTAGTGCCACGTGGTAGGCATTCACTTAGAGCATCAGAGATTGCATCGGTGTAAGCCATGATTGTGTGACGGTAGAACACTTGGTTTTCGTCTTGTAGGTTGCTGTAAGTGTCACTAGATCCATCCACGCCAGTAAGCAATAGTCTCGCTGGAATACCGAACAGTCTCGCAATGGCCTGAACCTGCTGAACCTGCACATCGGTGAACATGGCATCTCTAGGGTTCAGTTGAACTGTCTGCCATTCAAAGCCTTGACCTAAAACAGCGACTTGTCTCTCAGCTTGCTTAGTGTGCCATCTAGCGGTGATATCATCCGCATCCTCTTTACCAATAGGCTTATCGGTCTTGAGAATACCTGTTGGAATACCTGCCTGACCAAACCAGTTAGCAGCGAAATTGCGCAATTCTAAAGCGGCCTGAATGTCTTTGTTGCAAGAGTCAATCGGACCTAAGCCACGTAGATAACCAACTCGGCTAAACAGTTTCAGATGCTGAATGTCGGTTGTAGTTGTTGCTACTGGACTATCTGCATTGACTTGGTAGTCGTAATGCTTGACACCATTCACCAGGCGAATTGTTACTGCACTAGCTGGAACCAAAGTTAGGTTATTTACCTGACCATTGGAGCCATAAGACTTGAGCCAGAACGCGTTACCATCCAAAGCCATAGACACCACAGTTTGAAACAGGAAGTCTCTTTTAGTATCTAGGAAGTTTGGTTTGTTCACTAGAACAGGGTTCTCAACTGGAACCTCCATACCTGTGGCATAACGGAAAGTTTGCATAGGCATCTTGGAGATAGGTGTCGCGATGATCTGAATAGACCTGTAAACCGCTGTAAGAGTTAGAGCTTGATTAGGTCCAGCACCCATGTCAGAACGGGTAGGCCAAATTGGAGTAGAACTACGCGTTTCGCGGTCTCTACCCAAAAGTCTGGTAAATACATTTGCCATCTGATTGCGAACTTATAGCACACTTACGACAAAGTCAAAATACTTGCAAGCCATAATCTTGGTGTGTCGCGGAAACATACAAAGCCATAACAGTCGCCATTAGAGCATCCACATCCCCTAAAGATTCTTTACGACTAATCATCCAAGTTTCACCAGTGTATTTGGCGATGCCTTTAGGAGATTGAAGTTGCAGTAATGGATCATTACGATGCTTGACTACACCAGTTGAGAACATGGCATAAACAGTTGAACATGCAGCCGACATCTCTTTAACCCATAGAGGCCACACAGGTAAACCATCAGCCTTGAGCATTTTAGCCAAATTAGGTAACTGTCTTTCATCCAAAGCAATAGCTGTGACACTTCCCCTGGCATAAAGTTCTCTAAGTCGGTTATACAAAACTCTCTCAGTGGCATCAGCGTAAGTGTTTATCAACTCAGTTTCAAAAGTGCCATCATCACATTTACGAGCTCCAGCAATAGTTGCAAACTCCCAATTCTTAGTTCTATCAACTGACAGCACTACATTCTCTTGAACAGTAATTCCATCACCTGCTGCTTGAGCAAATAAGTCGGAGGCTATCCAAGAATTAGCAGTTCCAGCGATGAACTGATTTAGGCGATACCTGCGAGCCTCATGTTCTGGAATAGACCTGATGTCAGAGAGAACAGTATTCAAGTCCAACCTGCCAGCATCTATTGACGGATTAGCCATCTTTAGAGCCAGAGGTTCATCTACCTGAGCACCATCAGGGGCTTGCCAGCAAAAGAACCCGATACGTTCTAAGTCAGGGTCACCCTGTGCAGCAGCTGTTCCAAGTTTGTATAGATCTATAAGTGTTTGGCTCGACTGGTCTCCAGCAGTGGTAATGCCGATAACCATTCCATCCTTGCGTTGAGCAGTACCAAGAACAGCAGCCGACCACATACCAGTCTTAGCAAGATGCAACTCATCGAACAGGCAAAGACTCATTGGAATACCTTGCAGAGCAGATTCTTTAGCAGCCTTGACATCGTATCTACCTGAGCCATCGGCAGTTAGGATTCCACGCTGTTCAGTTGCTTTACGGAAACGTTTAGCCAGCCACTCATTCTGTTGAATCGCAAATAGAACTCTTGAATAAATGATTCGGGCTTGATCCGTAGATGATGCTATTGAAATGACTTGTGCACCTTGCTGATGAAGTAAAAGTCCGTAAAGGCCCAAAACGCCTCCTAAAAATGACTTCCCATTTTGGCGACCAACGGAGCAAATAATCTGCCGATATCTCAACTGACCAGGGTATTTAGGATGGTTGCTAGGGTAGCGTTCCAACATGTGTTTCAACAACCACTTTTGCCACTCATCTAGTTTTACGCCATCAGGTTGCTCTGGTGACTTCCAGGCTAACTCAACTAATTCGATGAGCTTGTCACCATCCGTCAAGAACTTATCGGCTAAAGGCTTTGTATAGATTGCTGGTAAGCGTAAGCCATTCCTTAGGCTTTGTTTCATCGTTTGAGAATTGCCTCTAATGGATCATGTGCACCTTGGTCGCCCAGAGACCTCTTGAGTTCAAGGTAAGTCTTACGAAGTTCGGCAGCAGTTGAAGTGTTGGCTTTGTTATCGAAGTCCTCAGCTAGTGCCAGGCAGATTAGAGCCAAAATCTTTTGGTCCAACCCTAGTTCTAAACCTTGTAGCCACTTATCTATCGCATCTCTTACCATTCGGTCCTCTCTCTACGGATAATTTGCCTGTTGTGTAACAACCTGCCA